ATCTTTTATGGAAATTTTTTAAGAAAAGATATGGAACAAATAATCAAAAAACAAGAAAAATGGCACAAGCATATCATATGATGGTATTAGGTAGTGATGGAGATAACCATAGAACAGTTAGTTATACTTCTAGACAATTTGCTTTAGCTAAACTAGCAATCTATGAATCTAAAAAAGGAAAAATAAGAAATGATTTAGTTGGAAAAAAATATTTTGGAGCTTCCGAAGAAACAATAAAATTTGGAATTGAAAAAATGCGTGTTAAAAAAACAGGAATGAAAATACAAAATTATCCTAAAAATAGAAAATCATCTCCTTGTTCATCTCAAAAATCCAAAAAAATTAGTGAATCTAGGTTGAAAACAAAAGAAAAATATATTAATATGACTGATATAGAATTTAACGAATGGGTGAAAAAACAAAATCCATTTAGAAAAGATGGTAAAAGGAATCCTAATCTTACAAGAGCTTTAGTATATAGAAACAACGATGTAGAATTATATTATGGAAAATTAAATAATGGATTATAAAAATTTATCTGATACCGAATTAATTGAAATGTATTATAATCTAAAGAAATCTATATCAAAAAATAATAATATACAGTTAGCTAAAAAAGTCGGATTAAATTCTCTTTACGGAGCATGCGGTTCTCAATATTTCCGCTTTTATGACCTCCGTATGGCTCTTGGTGTTACTACTGCAGGCCAGTTGTCAATTCGTTGGATAGAAGCAAAATTAAACCAATACATGAATAAGGTATTAGAAACAAAAGATGTTGACTACGTTATTGCGAGTGATACTGATTCGATTTATCTTCGTCTTGGAGAATTGGTTAATCGTGTCTACAACAAGGGAATACCTAATACAAACGATGTTATCAAATTTATGGATAAAGTTTGTAATGATAAGTTGCAACCGTATATTGATAAGTGTTATCAAGAACTTGCTGATTATGTTAAGGCACCTACGCAGAAAATGCAGATGAAACGTGAAGGCTTGTCTGATAAAGGAATATGGACGGCAAAGAAACGATACATTCTCAACGTATACAATAATGAAGGTGTGCAGTATAAAGAACCAGAAATGAAAGTAATGGGTCTTGAGATGGTAAAATCATCTACACCATATGTTATTCGTGAAAAAATGAAGCAAGCAATTCGCATTATGATATCTGGTACAGAAAATGATATGCATAACTTTATTGCTAATTTTAAAGATGAATTTAAAAATTTACCACCAGAAGAAATATCTTCACCAAGAGGTTGTAACGGCTTAGCTAAATATACAGATGCTACATCATTATATAAATTGGGTACTCCGATTCATGTAAAGGGTGCCATACTGTATAATCATTATTTGAAACAAATGGATTTAACTAAAAAATATCCATTGATTCAAGAAGGTGAGAAGTTGAAGTATAGTTATTTGAAAATGCCAAATCCGTTTAAAGATACCGTGATTTCATTTCCGGCAAGATTGCCTAAAGAATTTGACATACACAAATATATTGATTATGATATGCAATTTGACAAATGTTTTGTAGAGCCTATTAAAGTTATCCTTGATTGTATTCAATGGAAAACTGAGAAGGTAAGTTCGCTTGAAGATTTTTTTAATTAAAGGAATATTATGAGTATATTAGACAAAATCAAAAAGAATACCAGCATCAAAGAGTCTGCTATTCTATCTAAATCAAAGTTCTTCACAAGTAAGGACATGATTCCAACACCAGTACCAATTATCAATGTGGCCTTATCTGGTCAACTTGACGGTGGTTTAACACCAGGTCTTACAATGTGGGCAGGACCATCAAAACACTTTAAGACTGCCTTTTCACTTTTGATGGCAAAATCTTATTTGGAGAAATACGAAGATGCGGCTCTTTTATTTTATGATTCTGAGTTTGGTACACCTCAGTCCTATTTCGATTCTTTTGGAATTGATACTGATAGGGTGCTTCATACTCCTCTTACTGACATTGAACAATTAAAATCAGATATAATGCAACAGATTTCTAATGTTGAAAGAGGAGATAGATTAATTATTGTGATTGATTCAATTGGTAATCTTGCTTCAAAGAAAGAAGTTGATGATGCACTTGAAGGTAAATCAGTTGCTGATATGACAAGAGCTAAAGCGGTCAAGTCATTGTTCAGAATGGTTACACCACATTTATCTCTTAAAGATATTCCAATGATTGTTGTTAATCATACTTACAAAGAAATTGGAATGTTCCCTAAAGATATCGTTGGTGGTGGTACAGGTTCTTATTATTCTGCTGATAATATTTTCATTATTGGTCGTCAGCAAGAAAAAGAAGGTACTGAAGTTGTAGGTTATAATTTTATTATTAATGTGGAGAAATCAAGATATGTTCGTGAAAAATCTAAAATCCCTGTTACCGTATCTCATAATGGTGGTATCAGCCGTTGGTCTGGTCTGCTTGATATCGCTCTTGAATCCGGACACGTTATCAAGCCAACGAACGGATGGTATTCTAAGGTCAACCAAGATACTGGTGAAATAGAAGATAAGAAATATCGTATCAAAGAAACTGATACAAAAGACTTTTGGATGCCTATTATTACAAGCCAAAGTTTCCGTGATTATGTCCAAGGCAAATATCAAATTGCTACAGGAGATATTTTACATGAAGAAGTAGAGGAGATGGTAGATGATTGAAGGTATTGATTATTGTTTTATTTACCCTAAGAATGATAAAGAAACGGTTAATATCAAACTCTTAGAAGGTGAATATAAAGATACTATTTTTAAATATGGTAAGGTTAAATTTGAGGAAAAGAATGATGAAATGCATTTACTTTTCGCCTATGATGTGTTAGAATCTACCATAGACAAGCCTAGAAAGCTTGAAAAGAATGAAGATTTTAAAAACTACATTGGCAACTTATTGGTCGAACTTATGTCGGCAAACATTGAAACGGAAATAGTAGATGAAACTGGAACAAGCGATACTGAAACACCTGATTTATAATGAGGACTATTTAAGAAAAGTATTACCATTCATAAAAGAAGATTATTTCTCTGACAGGACAGAGAGGACACTATTCAATGAAATTACACAATTCACGCAAACTTATAATAATGCGCCGGAGATTACAGCACTTAGTATTACCGTCAAGGAAAAGAATCATCTCACAGATGAAGAAGTTCAGAAGTGTGAGGACTATCTCGAAGAAATGCGAAAAGATAGCGACTCAAAAGCCGAGATTCAATGGATTGTTGACAAAACCGAGAAGTGGTGTCAAGAGAAAGCCATTTACAACGCAGTATTGGGGTCTATTTCTATTCTCGATGGCAAAGACAAAACAAAAGACAAGGGTTCGATTCCCAAAATATTATCGGATGCTCTAGCAATAAGCTTCGATACAACCGTAGGACATGATTACTTAGAGGACTCAGATGAACGATACGACTTTTATCACCGTAGGGAAGAAAGAATTCCCTTTGATTTGGACTGTTTTAACAAAATCACAAAAGGTGGACTCCCAGCGAAAACGCTTAATATTGCTTTGGCTGGCACGGGAGTTGGTAAATCTCTCTTTATGTGCCATGTGGCTGCAGGATGTATGGTACAAGGCAAAAATGTTTTGTACATCACCATGGAGATGGCTGAAGAAAAGATTGCTGAAAGAATAGATGCTAACCTTCTCAACGTAACACTTGATGATTTGATGGGTTTACCAAAAGATTTGTATGATAAGAAAGTTGCTCGTGTTCGTGAAAAATGTACGGGTAAATTAATCATTAAAGAATATCCAACTGCTTCGGCTTCAACTATACACTTTAGAACATTACTCAATGAACTTAATCTTAAAAAGTCTTTCGTACCTGATATTATCTTTGTTGATTATCTTAATATCTGTTGTTCATCTCGTATTAAAGCAGGCGCAAATATTAACTCCTACACATATGTCAAGTCAATTGCTGAAGAACTCAGAGGCCTTGCTGTTGAGTATAATGTACCTATCGTTAGTGCCACACAGACCACTCGTTCAGGATTTACATCAAGCGATCCTGGTCTTGAAGATACCTCAGAATCATTTGGATTGCCAGCCACCGCAGACTTGATGTTTGCTTTGATTACGAGTGAAGATTTAGAAGCACTTGGTCAAATTATGGTCAAACAATTAAAGAATCGTTACAATGACCCAACATATTACAAAAGATTTACTGTTGGTGTTGACCGTGCTAAAATGAAGTTATATGATATCGAACAATCATCAGAGATACATATTACAGATGCTGGCCATAAAGATAAACCATTAAACACTTTTGGTACTAAAGAAAAGAAATTTGAAGGCTTTAAAGTATGATATTAACTAGAGATGATGCACTTCATTGTGCTAAAGTGTTTGCTGATTATTTTAGTAATACGGCAAACATTGAGCAATACATGAGAGAAGAAAAATTGAAATCGGTGGCTGAAATACCGTTTTCATTATTTCCACCTGAAGATGATTTGTTTTCAGATTTTACAATGCACCCAAAAGATATGGATATAGAAGTGTGTGAAATACCAAATGATACTTGGGAAACATTACTTGCGATTACATCATCTCTTGTCAATAAAGCACCAGTTGGAAGAAATATACAACTGGCAGTCAGAGAAAGAAACTCAGGAAAGATTCTAGGATTCATTCGATTAGGTTCACCTGTTATCTATATGAAACCAAGAAATGAAATGCTTGGACAAGTTTGGATACAGAATGAAGATACTGCTAAACGATTCAATCATTCTACAATTATGGGTTTTGTAATTGTACCAAGTCAGCCATTTGGCTTTAATTATCTTGGTGGTAAATTACTAGCAGCCATTTGCACATCACATACCGTTAGAGAAATTGTAAACAAAAAATATGGTATGAATTTATGTTTATTTGAAACTACCAGTTTGTATGGTTCAACTAAAGCAGTATCTCAATATGATGGTATGAAACCATATATTCGATATAAAGGTTTAACTGATTCTGATATGATACCGATGATTAACGGTAAGACATATACCGATTTAAAAGAATTTGTTGAGAGTAGAATTGGTGGAGATATTCTAGGAACTGATGAATCAACTACAAGTAGAAAGCTAAGGACCTTTACTAAGATAGTAGCTTTAACTAAAACAGCACTTAAAGGTACTTCTGAAGGGGAGGCATTCTTGTTAACGATTGAGAACGCCAAAAAGTTGACAGAGAAAAAAAGATATTATGTATCAGATTATGGTTTTAGTAACATAGTAGATGTGCTTGGTTGTAAGACCGACCAATTGGTAAAAGGCGAAAACTATGATAAACATGAATTGGTAAACATTGTTGAATGGTGGCGGAATAAAGCTATAAATAGATATGAAACTCTTAAATCAGAGGGTCGACTGAGAACAGAACTTGAAGTATGGACTTCAGGTAAAGACATACAAATTATTAGGTGATTATATGAGTGCAACGGTGATTATACCAACTACTGGTTCGCCAGAGTTAAGAGATGCGATTGAATCTGTTTTGAATCAATCATACAAAGATACTATCTGTTATGTTGTGGTTGACGGAGAACAAGCATTAGAAAAATCAATTGAAATAAAATGTAAATTTGATGATGATAGATTAGTGATGGCTACTCTACCAATTAATGTGGGAGCCAAAGGTTTCTATGGCCATCGTGTGTATGCTGCTTTTACACATTTAGTCAATACTGATTATGTTATGTACCTTGACCAAGACAATTGGTTATATCAATCTCACGTAGCAAAATGTATTGAAACAATCGAAAATAGAAATCTTGATTGGTGTTATTCTCTCCGTAAAATTCATAAAAAGAATGGTGATTTTGCTTGTTTCGATGATTGTGAATCGTTAGGTAAATGGACAACATATCATGGAATACATCACATAGATACTAATACATACTTCATCAAAACAGATGTTGCAACTAAAATAGCATCTGTATGGCATGGTGGTTGGGGCCAAGATAGAGTATTTTTACAAGCAATAACTCAACACTTTCCTAAATGGGATTGTACAAATGAATACACGGTGAGTTATCGTGTTGATGGCGGTAAAGGTTCTGTTAGTGAAGAATTTTTTATCAATGGTAATGCAGTAATGAATGAAAAATATGATGGAGTTTTCCCATGGCGAAAAAAAATCTAATTATCGGTGGTTATACAAACTACGGTATCAATCAATTAAAACCTTGGGTATTATCAGCATTAGAAGTTGCTGACGATAATACAGATGTTGTTTTAATTGCCGGCAGTACATCAAAAGAAACAGTACAATGGTTAACACAACAAGGCGTTGTTGTTATACCTATGATACAAGTACAAAATGTACCTATTCATGTACTACGATTCTTGTCAATTTATGACTTCTTATGTGGTCATTGGCAAACATATAACTATGTTGTTACCACAGATGTAAAAGATGTTTATTTCCAAGCAAATCCATTTGAAGATATTAAACGATTGTGTGAAATGGGATATAAACTCATTATTGCTTCGGAAGGTTTAAAATATAAAGACGAACCTTGGGGCAATGAAAATTTACATCAAGCTTACGGACAATATGTTTATGACCAATTCAAAGAAAATGAAATCTTTAATGTTGGAACATTTGGTGGTACATCCGAATATGTGAAAGATATGGTGTTCAACATTTTCACGAATGCAACAAACAGGCCTATTCCTATTGTTGAC